TTTATAATTACAGTGATATGGAGTATGTATTCTATAATAAATAAGGTTAAAGGAAATATCGTCTCTGAAGATATAATTAATGAATATAACACTATGAAGCATATTTTAAAAAGTAAAAATATTAAATTAGAACCACGTGATTCACATGACCCATATGATTCATATGATTCATATGATAATTAAATCATTTATGAACGTATGGTTTCTGATGAACTACATTTAAATTTTGTAAGAATTTGTATAAATGATACTTTTGGTATTTCATTAAATAACATATGATTAATATTATAAATATACTTGTCCAGAAATAAATGTGTTGATTACGAGTTAATATATATATATTTTTTTGTAAATTATAAAAATAAATTAAAATTATAATAATTAAATAAATATATATTTTCATTATATAATATGAAATAAAAATAAATTTGAATATTTAAATAATAATTAATTAAATATATATATATATATTACCATAATGGCATATATTAAATTAACTGATTATGAAAAAAACATATTAAAAGATATAAGGAAGTGTAATATAAAATTTAAATTTATAATTGATAATAATAAAAAGTTGGGTGCTCATGATAGATATGAGAAATATAAATCAGCTACAAATTATAACGAGTTTTTAGATTTAGGTGGATTAAATAAAGATTTAAGATATGATTTACAAAAAAACTATTTAATTATTAATGAAAACACTATGATTAATGGTGATGAAGAATATATAGGATATGAAGAAGATGGAGAAGAAGATGAAGAAGAAGATGATGATAAAATAAATGTAAAAAAAGAGTTAGGACAATTTTATACTAAAAATTATGAATATATATTACAAAAAATTAATATACCAGAAAATATAAAAGATATAATAGAACCTTTTGCGGGAGCATGTGATTTAATAAAATATATTAATAAACAAGGTAAATATAATATAGAATTATATGATATAGATCCTAAATTAGATAGTATTAAAAAACAAGATACACTAATGAACCCACCTTCATATAAAAATAAGTATGTTATAACTAATCCACCATATTTAGCAAGGAATAAATCAGATGAAAAAGAATTATTTAATAAATATGATGTGAATGATTTATATAAATGTTTCATATTAAATATTATAAATGATATATGTCAAGGTGGGATAATTATTATACCATTAAATTTTATATGTTCTGTTAGAAAAAATGATTTAGAACTTAGGAAAAAGTTTTTAGATATATATGTTATAGAACATATTAATATATTTGAAGAATCTGTTTTTGAAGATACAAGCACAACAGTTTGTAGTATGAAATTTATTAAAAAAAATAATAATGAAAATATAAATGAATCAGATATAAATATTGATATATATCCTTCAAAAAAAAACATGAGAATAAAATTAATAAAAAACAATAATTATACTATTGGTGGAGAAATATATAATTTACCAAAACTAGAAAAATATAAAATAAAAAGACTAATGACAAATAATTTGGATAAAAAAAATACTAATATAGTTGTTAAATGTGTTGATAGTAATAGTAATAATATGATAAATATGGAAATTAAGGATGATGAAAATTTATTTATTGATAATACAGAAAAACATTCTGCTAGAGGACATATGACATTAATTATCGAACCGTCAATATCTTTTGAACAACAAAAAAAATTAGTATTAGATTTTAATAATTATATAAAAAATAAAAGAGATAAATATAATTCATTATTCCTACCTAATTTTAGAGAAAGTAGTGATATAGCTAGAAAACGTATGCCTTTCGACTTAGTATATAGAATTACAGAACATTTATTGATTAATTAGAAGTCTTTGTAAATCCATATGATCAACTACATGAATATTATTGTAATTACTAAATTTATTTTTTAAATTATTAAATTTTGTAGTTTGATCGGTATCGATTAATATACAATATAATTTACCATCCATACCATATTCAGAAGCCCATTCACCAAAATAATTTGCTTCAATAAATACTCCGTCTTGTCCGCCTCCACTACCATAACATACTTTTGCAAAGACATAACCTTCTTTTCTACCTGAAATTTCATAATCAAATGATTTGAGACAATCATCTTTAGAATATCGTTTTTCTTTAATATCTAATTTTGATACTAATATTGGACTACCCTTCAGTGGTCTTAATTCACTATTATTCATATTAATTATATTTACACCGTATTTACTAGTAGTTTCATTACATTTATCAACTATATATTTTTCATCTTTACCACATTGTCTAACAGAATTAATAGAAATTGTCCTTGAAATAACATTTCTGAAAACAGGATCTATTTTACATTTTGTAATAATGTCATCGAATGTATATAATTGGACCTTATTAATATCTGATAATAATCTATCATATTCTTTACCATTACATTTTCTTTTTAATTCATTTTCAGATAAACCTTCTTTTAATAATAAATCATTAATATTATTATTATTATCTTCTTGTCTCTTTACTCTTAGATTTTGACAAGCAATTACCGCAATATTTACATCAGATTGTTGTTCCATAATATTAAATATTCTTTATAGTTTATTATATTTAATTTAAAAATAATTAAAACTAAACAAAAAAAAATCAAATTTATATTTTATTAATTAAATTGACCGAATTAATATTGTAATATTTTTAAGAATGAAAAAATATTAAGGTGATGTTTAATATATTAATTATTTAAGAAATTGGTGTAGGTTTCCATTTTACTTGTTCTTCTTTATCAAGTTGTTTCCATAGGAATCCTGCTGCTTTAGTTTTACCATATTGTTCACCTGTTTCTTCATTAATTTCAATGGATTTTGATTCAATAATATCAATATTATCTGGATGTGTTTTCCATCTAATATATGCGTTCGCTTGTCTCTTAGGTTTATTCGGATCAGGTGTTTTCTTTGCTTTCTTTTCTTTCTTTTTCTTTTTCTTAGGTTTTCCTTCTACTTCATTATCATCAATATCATCTTTAAAGATTTCTTCATTAGTATTGTTTACAGAATTATCTTCATTATCATCAATTACTGGTGTATCTTCACCATCATCATCAATTACAGGAGTATCAACATTTTCATTATTAATAGGAGTTTCCGGTTGTGGTTCATCACTAGATTCGGATGTATCCTTAGGTTTAATTGTATTGATTACTTTTTCAGGTGTAGGTGAAATATCAATAATATCATCTTCAGGTTCATATGGAATAGATTTAATCATAAGTTCAATAGTCATATCAGGTGAATTCATTACTTTACCATCAAACTTAGTTGACAATATAGTAATAATCTTTTCAGCGAATCGTTCACTTGTATTTTGGTGAAATTCCATGATTATTAGTATGTTTTAAGAGTTTTGATATAATTTATTCTTAAGATTACTAATTTGATTATTTAAATTTTTACTTTAATAATTTTCAAATTTATAATTGAAGATCAATTTTTGTTCTTTAAGATTAAAGAATAATATATTTAAATATATTTAAATATTAAAGAATAAAATATAAGTTATTAATATGTTAGAATTATCTGAAGAAGAAGTGAATGAATTAATAAGTTCTGACAAATTTATTGGGGATTATAATAATTATAAAAAAAATATAGATGTAGATAAGCTTCGTAATTTTTTTGATGATATAGAAACAAATAAGAATTATTTTCGATTGAATATAAAAAAATCAAAGAGATTTCAAAATAAAAACAATGATACATTAACAATAAAAAACATTACATCAAATATTAATAAATGCACAGATGAAAATATATCTGAAATAATTAAATTAATCGTATCTGATATAAATAAAAACAAACATTTAATTAATTTAGTTGTAGAAAATATATTAGAAAAATGTATATTACATCATACATATATTCATATTTATATACAAATATTAGAAGAAATAAATAAACATGAAAATATTATTCGGATCATGAATAATACATTAAATAAATATTATAAATTTATATTTGAAGAAAATGTATCAGTATCTGATAATGTTTATGATAATTTATGTAATGAAAATAAAAGAAATGATAATAAAATAGGCTATTTAATGTTAATGACATATTTAGATAAAAATAATATTGTAAAAAATAAATTAGATAATTTATTCAAAAATATATTTGGAAATATATTGGAGAAAGAAAATGATGAAATATTTAAATTATTAAATTGTATTTATAATATTTGTTTAATATCAACGGATTATATGAAAAATTATTTAGAAATTATTAAATTATTAAAAAATAAACAATATAATTCAAAAGTTAGATGTAAAGTAATGGATATTGAAGACATATTTAAGGTTTAAATATAAAATATATATATTATATTGTAATAATGGATTATAATTATATTGATTTTAATAATAGTAATATATCAGGGATACCTATGAATGATTTTAATAATAATGTATCTTATGATTATGTAATAAATAATTTAGATAGTAATTTAAATATGGATGTATGTAGTGATTCAGGACAAAATGAAAATATAGCAAATATTATTAAAATAAAAAATGGATTAATAAGTATTTTGAATGATAATACTATTAGTGAAAATATTATAAATGAATATAAAGAGAATAACTCAGAACCTGGACCTAGTGATGAACCTGAACCTAGCGATGAACCTGAACCTGAACCTAGCGATGAACCTGAACCTGAACCTGAACCTAGCGATGAACCTGAACCTGAATTAAATATGATAGATAAAATGTGTAGTATGTATAGTGATTTTATAGATAAATATAAAATAGAACAAGATAAATATTTTGAATGTGAAAAACAATTTAATAATGAGATTGAAAATTCAAAATCAGATATAAAAAAATTAGATTTAATTGTTAAATTTATGCATGAAATAGATCAAGAAGTATGTAATAATCAATTAGTAGAAGATACAATTAATAATTTAAATTCATTATCAAAAGAAATTGAAGATAATTCTAAATTAGAAAAAACAAGAAAAGAATATATAATGAGTAGATTAGAAATAAATAAATATTTGAAAATGATAAAAAAGATTAATAATGTGAATATATCAAATATATGTCCATTATGTTTATCAAATAGTGTCTCGTTATATTTAAATCCATGTGGCCATACATGTTGTGATGAATGTTATGATAGATTAGTATCTACTGAAGGTAAAAAATGTTTTTTATGTAGACAACATATTATGAATAAGAATCCATTATATTTTTCATAAATTAATTTAAATTTTTTAATAAGTTTTCAAAGAAATCGCGATCATCAGATTTTGAATTAGAATTTTTAATAAATATATAATATAAATTTTTATCAACATATTTATTATATTTATTATTTACATTAATACCAATTATATTTTTATTAATTGATATTATTTTACCTTTTACATCTAATAATAAATTATTTTTTTTTACACAAATAATTCTTTGATTTATAAATATATCTTTATTTTTTTCTTCATAATAATAATAATTATTTAATTTAGATTTAATATCATCATTTAGAAAAAAAACAATAGAATTTTGTTTATTATTAGTTAAATCTAATATTGATTTTAGAGGTTCAATATTCATATTATACTATATTATATTTAACAAATAATTTTTAATATAATAATATATATGATTAAAGATATAGCATTGATAAAGAAACATTTGAAAGATTGTTCAGAAATAGAATTACCATATCCATTCGATAAGGAGGTATATATAAAATATATAACATTGAAAGATGGTGAAGAAATATTTTCATTAGGTGGACAATTTATAAGGTTATTGGATGATAAAATAGTTTTATCAAATACAGGTAAATCATGGACTGTCCCTATAAATTTAAAGAATAAAAAAGGAGATATTATTTATAAATCAAGATTTTTTGTTGATAAAAATTTTAACAAAGAGAAAGAATCAGAAGAAGTATTAGAATTAAAATCAATTATAAAAGCACAACAAGAAATAATAGATAAAATGTCAAAATCATTAAAGTTAAAAAGTGATGAAAATGAGAAAATGAAGATAATATTACAAAGAATAAAAGATTCACGATAAAAAATATAATATAGTATATATATTATATGAATTTGGTGAAATTATTCATATTGAATATGATAATGATATATTTTTTAAAATATAATATAAAATATAGTTTTATAATATTAATTATAATAATATCATATTTATTATTATTGAATAAAGGGATAATAGAGGGTAATGATATGGATTATGCTAAAAGAGAATTAAAATATATGGAAATGGCTAATATAGATAGATTATTAGAAAATTTAGTAAGTGTATTTGAAAACATAAATGATGATTGTGAAGGGAGTTATACTAAATATGGGCCATGTGATAAGAAATGTGGAGAATCATATAAATATAAAACATATAGGATTACTAATAGGGGTGGGATTAAAGGTAATAAATGTATACAAGAAGATGGATTTACAAAAAAAAAGAAATGTGATTCGAGTGATTATGTATTTAAATGTAATATAGGAGAACCATGTGAAAGCGGGATTGATTGTAATTCAGGTAGTTGTGATCCACGTAGTAAAAGTTGTTTAACAACTAAAGTATGTTCAAGAGAGAATTTAAATTTATGTAATACAGAATTTAAATGTATAGATTTAAATAATCAATATGGATATAATGATAAAATATTTAAATATGATAATAATGAATGCACTTTAGAAAATAATGATGAAAATAATAATGAAAATGATAATGAAAATTCAGGTATAGATATAAATGACTATCAACCGAATGAAGATGGAATAATAAATATGCCAACAGAGTTTAATTGTGAAGATATTGGTTGGTATATGCAAGAGACAGAAGAATCTATTGATAATCCATTTTTACATGAGTGTAGATCAATTGGGAATAATACTGTTTATTTAGAAGGTGATAGTTTATTAGAAAGACAAAGACAATATGGTTTGGATAATTTAGATGAAGGATTATATTGTAAATTTGGTTATAAAAGTTCAGGTGAAGAAGATATAGGATATAAAACACCTTACACTTCACAAGATCAAATATCAGAAGATATGTGTAATGAAATACTAAATAATAATTATACAATTGAGACAACTGAATTAATGCCTGGGAATGAAGAGGTATTATGTATTGAAGGTAATTGGCCACCATTATCATATTTTAAAGAATCAAATAGTTCACAAAATGTAAGGATAAATATAGATGAATTATGTGGTAGATGTAGAAATGGTTATAGATATTTTTCGGATGGGATATGTGAAAATTGTTCTGATGGTAATGATATAGTAAGGAATCAATATAGAATTAATGGGTATGAATATGAAGGATATAATCTTCTACCTGTAGGGAAAAATACTGTTTGTGCTGAAAATGACCCTATAGCTTTAGATTCTAATCTGGTTTGTCCAGATAGTGTAAATTGTGGAGTTTATGCGGAAAATAGTGATGCCTGTAGTGGTGGAAACCCAGATAATGGATCATGTAATGGTTGTTGTTTACAATGTAATCCAGGATATGAATATGATCATAATAGTGATAGTTGTGTAGAATGTGGAGATAACACATTTAGTTCAACACCTGGAATAAATTGCACACCTTGTCCAGAAGATATACCATTTTTATCCGATGATAGAACTAGTTGTAATAATATGGGTAATTGGTGTGATTTAAATCTTTGTAAGAATGGTTCTATATGTAAAAATTTAAATAGTGATGGAACCATTACTGATAATAATGGTAATGATCCAGGCGTTGATGTAAGTTGTGATTGTGTTAATATTAATAATGGACTTGATACATATGTAGGTGAGTTTTGCGATTACAGAATAGTAGGTGTAAATTGGAATTCGGGTCAGCAGGATATGCGAGGTTGTAATTATGATGACAACAATTCTCCCGAAACTGACCCAACCCTCAGTGAATGTGAAGACTTATTTAATTATGAAAATAATCAAGATCAGGATATAATCGGTAATATGAATTTAGATCGTGGACATATGGGTGGTTGTTATGTTTGTATGAGTGGTGATAGATGTGTGGGAGGAGTTACGGTAAACAATACGACATATTATTATAATACAAATACAGCAACTGCGAGGCTCACCGGTGGTACATCTACTATAGATGGTCGTGGTGGCGAACATCAAAGAGTAATTTGTAAATCAGATACGGAATAAATGAATTATATAATATTTTTTAATATATTATATAAATATATGAATGTAATATATTACATTTTATTGTTAACATTAATATCATTAGTATTTTATTTTAGAATAGTAGAAGGTTTTGATAATAATTATACTAATTATATTCCACCTATATATACTAAAGAAGCAATTAAATCAAAAAATATACATAAGTTTGGATTTCATAAAGGTAAAGGAAGTTATAAGAAAGAACAATTAAAAGATAAAAAATCAGATGATAAATTATCTGTATTGAATGAATTATTAGATAAATTATTAAATAGAATTGTAAGTGATACTCAAGACTGTGTAGGAAGTTTTGGTAAATATTCTGAATGTGATAAATCTTGTGGAACAGGAGGATATCAAACAAGAAAATATGAAATTACACAAGAAAAAGGTATAAATGGTAAAGCATGTAGAGTAGATGAAGGTGTTGAAGAAAAAATACCTTGTTATATAAGAGATTGTAATGAAAATGAAGAATGTGAAGTAAATTTAGATTGTAGATCTGGGAATTGTGAACCAGATAAAAAAACATGTGGTCCAGAAGTATATTGTTCTAAAGAAAATTTACATGTTTGTAGTCAAGATGAATGTAGAATATTAAATGAAAACAATATTAATAATTCAAATGTATTAGAAGGTAAATATTTATATGAAACTAATTCAGAGAAATGTTTTTTTAAGACACCTGCTGAGATAGAAGAATTAAATATAAATATATATTCATATAATTATGAAAATCCTGAATCATATGCTGTAAAACAAATTTGTTCATATTATGAAAATTCAGATCCAGATACGGGTGGTTGTAAACTAAAAGAAAATATTGTAATGGATGGTGATTATCCAAAATGTGTATTGGGGAGAAAACCAGAACCTACATTATTAAATATAGATAAAGCTTGTGATACATGTATTATAACAGGTGCTGTAGATGAAATACAATGTAAATGTCCAGAAAATGAATTTTTAAATGAAAATAATGAATGTATTGAAAACCGGACTATCGATGGTAGGGAAGCAGATTGTCAATGGTTTGAAAAGTATGATGATGGGATATGTAGAGAATGTGAACCCAATTTATTAACAACAAAAGGTATGAATGAATTATGTGAACAAGATTATAACATAAGGAATGCCACTAATTGTAATGGATACATACCGGATAATGATGATGATTTAAATAATGTTAATTGTTCAGTAAATGTATGTAATGATGTAGATAAGTTCTTAGGGTGGGGAAATACTATATGTAAGTCATCTATAGAGGTTATATGTCCACCGGGTCAATATTTAGATTCAGGTAGTAATGTCTGTGAATATTGTCTTCCAGGAAATTATTGTCCTGGTGGAAATGATGTGGAATGTAGTCCGGGCTCATCTAATGAAGCAGGTGTTGGTATTTGTAAATGTCAAGAAAAAACATATAATCCAAATACGGGGAGTGATAGTCCAGATGATTGTATGACATGTGGTAATCAATTGTCTGGACGAGGTTCTGTGTCGTGTGGAAATAATGCATTTTCATGTGGTCGAGGTGATTATATAGACAATATTGATAGTGGGGATGCCGACCAAAATTATTGCGATTGTGATATTGGTTTTTATTTTAACGAACAAGAAAATATATTGGCTCAATTTGAAAATATAAATCAATCGCAGAATATGTTAAATTCATTAGATCCTAAGGATAGGTCAGAAGAATTAAATCAATTGACTTGTATTGAACTACCTGATAATTTTCCTTGGTTTAGATCCGATGCTAATAATCCTAGATTTAGATACTGTAGTGATCAAGTTAATTGTGGGGTGCATTCAGATGATAATTTATTAGAGAATGCTTGTATTCAATCATCTGGTGAGTGGGTAAGGAGATGTGTTTCTGGACCTGAGGTAGGGAAATACATTAATAGTGATGGTATCATTACAGATTGTGAATCTCAACCAAACTGTGCTCCTGGTGGTGATGTTCTGAACCCGGTTGATTGTGTAATGAAAGTTGATATTACGGATGATGGATCAATGTATAAACAATGCTCTTCAGCAAATGATGGTTATATAGTTAATGACTATGGACAAGTAGTCCCTTGTAGTAGTTGTCAAGATGGACAGTATGTAGATAGTGAATGTGTATCAAATGGAGAGACACAAACTAATACTATATGTAAACCAGATACTGCTCATCCTGAATGTCCTAGTGATGCGGTAATAGGTGTAGAAAATTATCCTGGTGCCGGTACAAATCGTTCTTGTAGTCAGTATCATCCTTCAGAAAATGAAGGGTGTGATAATTTATATGAAGAAGTAGTTTGGTCTGGTGAGACGATTTTATACAGAAGGTGTGGGCGAGCAACTGGTATAGACTGGTATCATGCGTGGGATGATAAATCTTTCACACCAGGGTGGGGGTTTACTCGTGAATACTGGGAAAAACATTGTGTGAGTGATAGCACAAATGAATATCTGTGTTATTCACCTACTGGATTACCTCAATCAAATACTGCTTTTATCAGTCCTTGAAGATAATTATATATATTTAATATATTAATTACATTCCATATTAATAATATTTTTTTGGTGTTTAATATTATAAATTAAATAAATAGAAATAATAATAAAAAAAAATTGGTAAATAGTCATTATATAAATATAATATAAATAAATTTATTAAGCAGTTTTGTTTTTCTGCGCCATCCATGGGTCTTCATCATTAAGAGCTCTTTCAAGATCACTTGCTCCACCAGGTGCGGGTTCATCGGATACTACAGAACAAGGTTCATCCTCGGATACTTTATCAGCACAAGATTGAACAGATGGTTCCTCGGGGCATGGTTCATCTTCTGGGATTGGTCCTTCAGGACATGGTTCATCAGAAACATTATCGAGTGCTTCTTTTGCTTTACGTTCTTTATCAGCGCGAAGTCTTTCTTCTTGTGCGGCTTTAATTTTATCACGTTTTTGTTCTTCATAGAAAATATCTTTATTAACATTATTTTCTTTGTATTTAGTCATGAGTTCATTAAGTTGGGTATCAGCAAATGTTTCATCTTCAATTTTATCAGCACTAGGATCCCACGGCAACCAATAACCTACTTGACCTACAAAAACATGAAAATTAGAATCAGATTTATGAAGCTTACTGGCACGTAATTCAGCTTCTTGACGACTTTGGTATACACCTCTAATTTTTACACCACGAACAGATGTTTTAAAGTTATTACGTTCATCAAATTCTTTTTGAAGAGCATCTTCATGCTTATAAGTGAAATCTTGATATTGACTCATTACTTTATCAAACTCCATATCTTGACTTTTACAAATAGATTGTAAGAATTTACTTACATTGAATGCGTGTCTATCTTCAATTACAGATTCAGGAGATACAAAAGATAAACAACAATAATTTTGTCCATTGATAGGTGAATCAATATCAAGGTAATCTACGTTTTCGTCTGCCATTTTTATAATATTATATTATTTTTTTCTTTAAATAACTTATAATTAATTAATTAATTAATTAATTAATTAATTAATTAATTTAAATAACATTTTCTACAAACAGCAATATAATCTTTATCAGAACCAACTAATATTTTACTTTTATTATCAGATATTCTTTTAGAAAAAATACCTAATGTTCCATTTTTACATATAGAGCAATAAGCTTTTAATTTAATAATTTCATCACAGATAGGTAATAATTTATGTATTTCACCAAAGTTTTCTCTATTAGAATCACCATCTAATCCAACAACTATAATATTTTTTTCTAATATATCTACTTGATAAATAACAAATTGATATAAATCATTAAAGAATTGTGCTTCTTCAATAATAATATATTTATTATCATTATCATTTAATTCAGATAATGAATCTAATGTTATACAATCATTTACATTTTTATTATGAGTAGATATTTTATTAATAGAATATCTATCATCTATTTTAGGTTTAATAATTATAGGGTTTTCGCCGATATGTTTTAGTGAATTAACTATTCTAATTATTTCAGTAGTTTTCCCAGAATACATACATCCTAATATTAATTTTAATGACATTATTATTTTATATTATTATAATATAATGAACTTTAATTTAAATAATTTAATAAAATATTTAATAATGTTTAGTATTGTTACATTTTCAACATTTTTTATACCAAATTGTAGTATAATGAATCAACATGCTATTTATATTGGTTTATTAGCAGGAACAACATTTGTTTTATTAGACAAATATTATCCAAGTATAGTGATAAATCAAGAAGAACATTTTTAAACTGACGGTATATATTGCCATTTTAAATCTTTACATATTTTTTTCCATATAGCATCTTGTTGTTGTAATTTTTCTCTACTTTTAAGTAATGGAAAATATACTAATAAATGATCTAATTCTAATAGTTCACAAAATTTATGTAAAACATATGAATATGATAAAAAATTCTTTCTATCATCAGGACAATTATTCATAAAAGGGGTTTGAATTTCTTTGAACATAATTCTTAATTGTTCTTCATTCGATCTAGTTAAAATAGGAGATTTTTCACCTGATATTATATTAATAATATGTGGTATATGTTCATAAAATTTATTATATTTTAATTTTTTTAAACAATCTCTAACAATTTTATATGATAAATTATTATTAATATTAAAACTTTTATCTTTTTTTAATTCTTTAAGGATATTATTATAAACTTCTTGTGAAATATCAGTGGTTTCTTTGGCTTGAAATTGTGCTAACCATTCATTAAAATGATTAATACGTTTATATGCAAAATATGTAGATTCTCTAATAGGATCTTTATAAGAATTACCATCTAATGTAATCATAATTTTCTCAGTATATCCACATGTTTCACATACAATTTCACTATTAATATATTTAATTGTAAGTTTTTTAGAACAATTTTTACATAAATTAATATCTATTATATCAAAATCATTTATAAATTCATCATTAGTATTAATAAGATAATTAGATATGATTTGATCATAATTATTATCTTGAGCATTATTATTATTATTATTATTATTATTATTATCACCATTATTATCATCCATATAATCTAGAATAGTAGTTTTCTTTTTTTTATTATCTGGTTTTTCCTCAAAAAAAAACTTACTATCTTTTTCATAATAATCTGATAATAATAAACCATTATTTAAATAATAATCAATTTGTTCATCACTATTAAATTTTTTAGATTCATTTTTCAAAGATAATAATTCATTTTCTAAATTAATTTTAACATGAATATCAGATTCATTATTAATTTTATTTTGTAAATCAGATATTTTAGATTCTAATTCAGATTTAATATTTAAATTTTCTTTTATTTTATTAATTTTATTATTATGAATAGCATCTATAGTAATTCTTTTATCACATACAATTTTTTTAAGTGGTTTATCTTTAATGGAACTCATTATTTTTAAATATTATTATATTGATTATATAATCTTTAAATTATTATTTAAGTTTTAAATGTCTTTTAATTTTATTAATATGTTGTGCGTTATAAATTGCTTTACCAGATTCAATATCAGAAATAATTTGTTGAGAAAGATTGATATTATTAGCAAGTTGTTTTTGTGTTAAAGCTTTAGCACATCTTGCTTTCTGAATAGATTGTCTTAATTCAACAGTTAATTGTTTATGATGTAAATCATCCGCTTCAGCTTTTTTTTCAATAGATATTTTTTTAAGAACTGTATTATCTATTTTTTTCTTTGAATTAGCTACATTATTTTTAGGATTTTTTCTGATAACAATTGTTTTCCAATCTTGATGATCTAATGTATTAAAATGATTATCCATATTATCCATTATTTATAAATGAATATAAAATAATTATCAAATTTTAATTTAAGTATAATTTAATTATTATAAATAAAATGAATATTATATTAGCGAATTGTAGATTTGGACAAAAGAAATTAGGAACCGAATTATCTCCTAAAATAATTTATAATAAATTATTAAAAAATGTTTATAAAAAAGATTTAACAAAAAAAGTATCAATAAATGAAAAATATTTTATTAATAATAGAGGATATAATATGATATATAATGAATATTATAATTATAATATGATAAATACAAGACCTATAATAACATTAGGAGGTGATCATTCAGTTAGTATAGGTAGTTGTCAGGCATTTTTAGATAAATATAAAGATGATGGACATATAGTATGGATAGATGCTCATACTGATATAAATACTAAAGAAACAAGTAAAACAGGTAATACACATGGTATGGTAGTATCTCAATTAATGGGATTAGATAAATCATTTATAACAAATAAACAATATGATTTAAAACCTGAACAAATTACATATTTAGGACCTAGATGTATTGATATGAAAGAGAAAGAAATATTAAATGAATATAATATGAAAGTATATTCATCACAAGATATTAAATTAATAGGTATATTTTATATATTACATGAATTACAAAAAAGATTAAATAATAAAAAAATACATATTAGTTTTGATATAGATATATTTGATCCACATTATGTAAAATCAACGGGAACACCTGTGAATTATGGATTAAATTTATGGGAAATATATACAATATTAAAATATATTTGTAAAAATAATTCAGTAAAATCATGTGATTTTGTAGAATTTAATCCGTTAATATCTGATAAAGATAATGTAGAAAAATCATTATTAAATTTAGAAATATCTATAAATAGTTTATTAAAATATATTTAACAATTAATATTAGGAATATGTGAACATGAAAAATTAATTAAATGTTTCATTTTATTATATGTAGTATCAATATCTTGAGGATCATTTAAAAAAGTATCATGAATATATTTATTATAAAAATATAAAGCGATACCAACATAGAATGTATTTAATAATGTAATAGAACATAATGCAGTGCTAATAAAGCATGTAGTTTTATTATTTTCTTTATCTTCTTTTATATTTAGATTTCTATCATATCGAGGAAATGCTGGATGTCTATCATCTAAATTATATTTTTGTCTTAAAGTTTTATGCATATATTATTATTATTTATTTATTATTTATTTAAATAATAATATTTATTAATATTACCTTTATGGTATTATTATTATGAATAATTAATTTAAATTATAAATATATATTATAATAATATATATGAAATGTGTGTTTATTGCTGACACAGGTACTGGTGATGATAACCAACGAGCAGTTGGTCGAGGGTTATCTAAATTAGTTAGGGATAATGATATTAAATTTGTATTGTTAGGTGGAGATAATTTTTATGAAGATGGTATCAGAAGTGTTAATGATCCTAAGGTAAAAACTGCGTTTGAAATACCATACAAAGATATTCCAAACGATATTAAATTTTTTTCATGTTTAGGAAACCACGATATCTACAATACAGAAGGCCATACAGCGCAATTTGATTATTCAGAACAATCAATTGAAAAAGATATGAAATTTGTTCTCCCGTATCACTATTATTCATTTGGAAAGAAAGGATTATTTAAGATATTTGTTATAGATGGTAATTTAGATGAAATGGAATCAAGTTTAAAAAGGGAGCAGTCTAGAGAAACTTGTAGAGATATTAGAGAATGTTCTGATCCTTGGAAGATCCTAATGATACATCAACCACTAGTATCTCCAGGTGAACACGGATGTTTAAAAGGTTCTAATGAAAAATATGTTAAAAATATTATAAAAAATGGTATAGATTTAGTTTGCTCGGGCCATGATCATTTACAAGCATGTGCTAGTATGAATATAGGTAATAAAGATGTAATACAAGTAGTAAATGGTGCTGGTGCCAAGAAATATTTCGATGACCCGGATGATCACATTCATCCAGAATATATAAATAATAAAAGAGGATATAAATTATTACATTTTAATACAGAATTAGGATATTGTCAATTTGATATGAAACCTACAAGTTTAAAAATAGATTACTTAAATAAAAATAATAAAGTATTATTTACACATAAAATATCTAAATAAATATTATTTATTTAAATTAAAATCTAATATATAATTATAATATGCCAAATAATAATTCTAATAATAATAATAATAATAATAATAATAATAATAATAATAATTATAATAGTGATAGATTATACCAACCAGTTAATTCGAATTCTGATAATGAGAATAAAAAATGGGATACTTGTAATATGAGACAACATATCGCATCATATTCATTTAATTTTGAACCTAATGGTTTTATTTCATCTGGTGGAAGAGCTGAAACTACTTCTCATACAAGTAAATTTCCTGATTATGAAAAAGAATTAAATCCCTTAAATCTTATTAATAATAAATAAATTAAAAAATAATATATAATATATTATATATATGGTATCCAATTGTATAGAAGATTATACTGGAGGAGGATATACTTTTGATTTAAATAATCCTATAGGTGGGGGAGGTATGGCAGAAGTAGTTGGATTAAGTGGCTCTACATTAGATTTTGCACAATTAGGTGGTGGAAAAAGAAAAAGAAAATCTAAGAAATTAAAACGCTCTAACAAATCTAGATTAAATACACGTTCAAGAAAATCTAAAAATAAATCATATAAAAAGAAATCTAAAGTGAATAGAAAATCATTAAGTAAATCTAAATCATTTAAAAGGAAATCTAATAAAAGATTAAAAAAAAGAAAATCATTAAAGTAAATAATTTGTTTTAATATATTATTTTTTTTATATAAATTTTATAATGAATAATCATAATCATTATAATAATTTAACAAATACAGATATTACAAGATTAGGTATACAAAAATCATTTAATCAATCACAGCAAATAAAACCTAATGAATTATTAATAAATGATAATATGATGAATATTACTAATAAAAGACACGGATTTGATGAAACTAATAAAGTAATAGAATCTTTAAATGAAGAAATATTAACATTGAATAATAAGGTTCAAAGTCTATATATACAAATGAATGATTATGATAAAATAAAATCTGTGAATAATGATTATGAAATACAAATAGATAATTTAAAGAAAAGTGCAAATCAAAATAAAATAATGATGAGTAATTTAAAAATAGATATAGATAAATTTAAAAAATTAATTTATGAAAAATATAATACAGAAATGTATTCTATGTTAAAGAATATATCTAATAAATATAAAATAGATTTTGATATAGTTCATATCATATCACAACAATTAAATATAAAAGAAGTAAATAAAGGAACTATAAATGAATTAATATCAGGAATAAATAGATATAAAGAAAAATCTAAAGATGTAAATATTAATTAATAAATTTGATTCAATTCAATATTTAAATTTAAAATTAAATTATGGAATTTAAAAAAGAAATAGTTCAAAATGTTTCTAATGAAATTAAAAACTTATTTTCACATAATATTAATTCATTAGTAAATGTAGCTGTAAATGAAAGATTAGAAAAAGAAAAAGAAATATTTTATGAAAAATTAAATGTATGTCAAGAAGAATTTTTAGAACCAAAAGGTTCTGGTTTATTTAGATATTGTGGTGAATGTGAATATTGCCAAAAAAATTATCTTATTGATAATGAGCAAGTGGATCATCCAAGTAGTTCTAAAGTATATTTAAATAATTTAATTAAAAATAAAATTAAAGAATCTAATTTATATGATAATGAATATTTATTTATTTGTTCTTGTGAACCAAAAAATTTTCATGGACAACATACATACAGTCATTATTTAATTTCAAACTATGGTAGAAGTGTTAATTTACATAATAATGGTCAGGGTATTATTCAATTATATACAGATCAAAAATGTGATATAATTTTAAATCGTGAATATTTTAAAATATTAAGAACCTTAAAATTGTATAATTATAATGGTAATAACAATTATACATTTGATCATCTACAATATTCTTTAATAATGGATATATATAAACAATATCATCCTAAAGCAACTGAAATATATACAATAGAACAAAAAATATTAAAATTAAAAGATAAAGAAATTGAAATAAAAATATTAGAAGATAATTATGTAAAGAAATACGAAGAATTATCTAAAAAAGAAAATCAATTGATAGATAAAGAAATTAAATTGGAAAATGATATAAAAGTACATAAAGAAAAAATCAAACATTTATTTAAAAGAGAGAATGCTGTGAAATTAAAAGAAACAATTAATTCTTGTAAAACTGAATTATTACAATCAGCATTTAAATTAAATGATGTTATATCAATTATACCATGGCCAGAGGATGATGATTATGATTTAATAAAACAAAATATAGATAACGTTATAAGTATTATGAATAATTTAATTTAATATTTTAACACCATATTTATTATTCATAAATTTCATATTATTTTTATCACATAATAATAATTTTTTAATTATTTTATCATGATAATATAATGAATCATTTTTTATATAATATATATTATCTTGATTATTTAAAGATCTTTGAATATTTTGAATAGTGTTAATATTATCAACATATATATAAGATTGTTGTGATATCGAATCATAAATACATGCTGAATGATTATCTGATAAATTAATGAATGATATACTGATTAAAAAAATGATAACAATTATTAATAAAATGAATAATAACATATATTTAAGATTATATTTTTAATCTGAAAAATTTTGATCTGTAATATATAAATTTGAAACATTATCAGAATGGTTATTCAATTAATTAATATTGTCATTATACTTACAATGACTACTATGAATACTGAAACGGTTAAGTTCTTATTAAAAATGGTATATGATGGATTAAATGGTGATAAATCATGTATAGAAAATGTATTAAATGAGATTCAATTAGAATCTCAACATCGGATTCAAGAAGAAGAATCTGTAGTTGATGAAAATACATTATCGAATAAAAGTAATACTATAGTACTTCTATCATCTGATGATAGTAGTGATAGTGATAGTGATTATGAAAGTGTATGTGAATTTTCAGATGATACATCTGATTATATAGAAGACGGTAATATGTCTATCCTCTCTATCCAGGTATCAGGTGATAATATATCAACTCCAAGTATTCCAAATACTTGTTTTAGTAATGATGATGATTGTGTTAATCAAATGATAAAGGAACTAGAAAATCTTGAAGAATTGGTGATTGTTCCACATAGACATAAAACAAAAAGTAATCATTATTATACTGTAAAAAATAAAGATGATAGTAAGAAAATTATAATAATTGAAAATCATAATGAAGGTATAGATACGCATCCTGGTATAATATCAACTCATAGAGGTCCTTCGGGTTGTAAAAAGAATATGGATATGAATTATTCAGACGAATCTGAAAGAATAATGAAACAATGGGATAAATACGGTAAATCTCGAACAAGGAGGTGTTATGATTACCGAGGGAAAAATAAAAAAGAAACTCTAGATTTGATAAAAAAAATACTTAGTTAAATATATACAATAAACATAGAAGATTTTTCCATATCTTCTATTAGATAAATTTTTTTATCGCCGTTTTGTTTTGCTTGTCTTTTTAATCCTTCTAATGCTTCAATATCCATAGATTGTAATATTTCTTGATCAGGCATATATTTTACATCAACTCTATTTTGAGATTCTGAACATTTAAATGATAAAATACCTGGACCTATATTTTCTCTAGCTTCCATGTATATATCATTTAATTGAGCACTATTATTACCTACAAATTTATTAAGATACGGTGGTAATGATGATAAATTTTGGATATTCATTTATAATTATAATTTATATTATTCTTTAAATATAAACTAATCTTCTAATGAACGTCTAATTGCTTCTTGTAAATCAGGATCATATGGTTCTTGTGGATAAACATTATTCATATGAATAGGTAAACGATTAAACCTAAATGGTAATAATATAGTTCTTCTTAAATTTATAGGTGGAGGAATTTCTCTAAAATTTGGCTGTATTTCCATATTAGGTATAGGATTAGATGTAATATTTCTAACAATAGTTTCTAATATTTGTTCAACAGCTTCTTCTTCATTTATATCATCATCTTGTTCTAAATTATTATTATTATCATCTTGTTCTAAATTATTATTATTATTATCTTGTTCTAAATTATTATTATTATTATCTTGTTCTAAATTATTATTATTATCTTGTTCTAAATTATTATTATTATTATCTATAGTTTCGGGGTCATCATCTGGTTCTAATGGAAATTCTTCTCTACAAATGGGACAAGTATTGTTATTTTTTAACCAAGGAAGAATTCCATCACATAATTCAGGATCAGAATCATAATGAAAAAAATGAGGGTCTTTACATGGTAATTTAATAACTTTATCACCTAATTTAAATTTATCTTGACATATCGCACAACATAAGTCATGTTCTATATCTTCATTTGTAATGATTACTTTCTCCAAACTATCAACAAAACTATTTAAACAAGGTTTGCTAATATTACCTTGTTCATTAATAGATTGTTCTAATATATCCATATCCATATCTATATTATTTATCCTTTCAATAAAATCTATAAAACTTATTAAACTACTCATTATTATTAATATTAACTATATTTTCTTTTATATCTTTTTTCAATAAATTATATAAATAAGAATATATTTCTTCAATAATATTATCAAAATCTTTTAAATCATTATTATTAATTTCAGGTGTATCATATTCTATAGGTTCCATATAATATTTATAATAATGTTTATATAATTATTCAAATTTTAATATAATATATTATAACTATGAATAATTATTATATAGATTTAAGTTATCAAAATTCAAGTGAACTATTAAGAACTAATAATGGTTTAAATTTTAATATAAATAATGGTTCAAATTTAAATAATAATAATAATAATAATAATTTAATAGAAGGATTTAGTAATTTTGGTAGAGTGAATTTAGAAAAATGTTGTCCATTGGAATATATGTGGAGTGAGAAACAAAATAAATGTGTAAAAGTATGTAGTGGTTGTGCTATAGGGGCTTATGGAGATATAAATTATGAATTTTTAAATAGTAATGGTGAATTTATGAGTCATTTTTCTTGTAGAGGTGATGCTACGGGTGCATATGATTTTGATAAAATAAATAAAAGATATGATAAATCTGAATTATTAAATCAATATGATATGAATATGTATATAGATCATGATGAAGAAACTAGTGGTATTCAACCAGCAGATGGTGATCCGTGGTCTCCTGTAATGGGTGGACTACATAGCGACTACAAGAAACAAACAAATATAAGGACTTCTACATATGGTGGATGGGATGATTGGGTTTCATATAATTCAGATGGTTCAGCAGAGTCAGTTCATGGTGTAATGTTAGCTGTTAGTGATCAAGACCGATTACGTGCACAAGATAATGAGGTATCACAAGAAGAACAAAATGAGATAAATCTATTAAATAACAGAATCACATATTGTAATATTATATCGGATATGATTGATTCAAATCAAGGTTCAGAAGATCTTGAAAGTCTTCAAACAAATTTATGTCCAGCAGCAAGTAATAATATTTATTGGCCAGGTATATGTAGAAATATAATAGATAATGTTCCACAAATATGCTCAGAATTACCTGAAGAAATAAATATACATGAAATATGTCCTGATTTACCTGAAAATAGTTGTGAAGGTCAAAGATAACAAAAAATAAATATTATATAATATATTATATGTATTCAGTATTGATATATATAGTTATTGTATTTATTTTTATATTATTCACTAAAGATATTAGAAAAAATATAGAAGGTCAAACATTAGAAAGTTATAATTATTTAGAATTTCAACCTATAATTAATAATGATACATTAGATGAACAATTAAAAGAACATTTAAATAAATATTCTGGTGATATAGATGATATATTAAAACAAGCAATAGATAATTCAGATATAAAAAATGATTTAGCATTGTTGTCTGAATTAAAAGAATATGAAAATGAAGATATTGATTCAAATGATGCGATAAATGTATCAAAAGAAAATTTATTATATGATATATATATTAGAGATGTATTAGGTGAATCAATTAATTTTTTAAATAGTGAAGAATCTTATGATAATTATTTAAAACATTATGTAAAATTTCATGAAGAAGATAAAATATCAAAGAATATTCCATATTCAGATGATCAAGCAAAATTATTTAGTAAAATATATAAACCTAATATATTACCTTCAAATGAAATGACTTATGTTAATCAAGGTTATTATGATAATATTATTAAAGAAAAAAAAGAAGATGAATTATTTTTACCTGGATTAATTGATACTGTAGATGATCAAGTATTAAATAATATGTCAGAATATGATAAAGATTTAAATAATTCAGATATTGATATATCTAATGCTGAATTTTGTTGTGATTATAGTGCATTAAGAATTGATGCAGGTCCACCAATTCTAAGTGAAGATGAAATATTGAGAGTTAATAAAAGAATTAATGATTTGAGTATGGCAGGGATTGAAGAGGAAAAAAATGAAGAAGGTGTTCATGCCTATAATTATCCATATTATGAATATATGAAAGGTCAAGGATTATTATCAAAACCATTATTTTTAAATTATAATAAAACAAGAAATATAGGTTCTATAAATTTATAAAAAAAAGATTTTTTTTTGTTTTTTTATTTTATGTTTTTATATTTGTATTTAAGCAGATGGTGATGGTGGTTCGTATGTAGGTGATTGTGGTTCGTATGTAGGTGATTGTGGTTCGTATCGTGGTTCCGCATCCATATTGTCTAGAAATACTGATGCTTGATCTTTCACTTCAAGTGAGATATCGTATGTATCCTCTAGGAAATCTACTTCAACAGAAAAGACTTGTTCTTCTTTCGGAAAGAGATTGACAACACTATCAATGATGATGGGTTTGACAGCCTTGAAGATATCGTTGGGATTGCCTCCATAGATACAAGACACTGTGATCAATACCTGATTTTCAGTAGGGACGTCATTCTTGATGTTGAAGAGCTTGTTGTAAGAACCTTTCTTAAGAAAACGATCATCGCAGATATTGACACGGACAGATGTAGCATCAATTTTTGATTCTGTGATCTTTTCTTCGCAAAGTGCCTTAATATTCTTGATGTTCTTTCCCTTAGAACCAACATACTTACCAACATGATGAGATTCCATTTTGGTCTTGAAGATATGCTTGATTACCTTAGGTTTTCCGTCGTTTTGTTTTTTCTTCATGAAGATGTCGGTGTGCTTTAGCATGTTCTTGATAACGATTTCAAGTAGAGTGTCGTTATCTACTGTAATCGTTGCGAAAACGATATTATCTTCCTTGGAGATATTGATATTCAATGGAACTTTCGTCTGTTCATCAATGTCGTTTTCAGACTTATAGATTTTGACAGACTTATTGACAACGTGTGTTTTCAGAGAAGTTCCCTTCGGACCGATGAGACGTCCGATATCGGCGACTTCAATCGGAAGAGTGAACTTCTTGATACACGGCTGGGATGCTGCCATAGGTATGTAAGTAGTGTAAGTGTTTGTATAAGTTTAGAGTAATTCAGTTGCTTAGTGATTAAAGCAATTGATTTTGTAATATGAATAATCTTTAAATCAAATTTCAAATTTATTCAAAGAATCGAAAAATAAATTTTAAAGATCAAAAAATTAATTTTAAAGATTTTAAATATAAATGATTAATAGTATTTAAAGATAAAACATATATATATAATGTGTAGAAATTGAAATATTATAATAATAATAATATTAAAGAACTATTATATTTATATATATATATATGTTTGAAGGTATTTAAAGATAAAACATATATATATAATGTATATAATACTGAGTCCTATAGCTCAGTTGGTTAGAGCGCGGGTCTTATGAGCCCGAGGTCGCGGGTTCGAGCCCCGCTAGGACTACCATGTCAGGTTACCCGAGTTTGGTCAAAGGGGTTAGACTTAAGATCTAATGCGAAACGCTTCGTGGGTTCAAATCCCACATCTGACATTAAAAAGACCTTACGACTGTTAGTAAGGCGTGCTGTATTAGCTCAGTTGGTAGAGCGCTTGACTTTTAATCAAGTGGTCCTGGGTTCAAGTCCCAGATACAGCATAATAATGGTTCTGTGGTGTAATAGGTTAGCATTTTGGACTTTGAATCCAGCG